ATGAAACGTACGGCTTATCTGTTATCGACGCTGGCTATTCTTGCTACTCTCACCGCCTGTGCACCGCCGCCGCCGGGCAGAGATGCCCCACCACCGCCACCGCCAGGCGGACAGCAGCCGGTTGGCGCACCGGGTGGTGTCGGTCCGGCAGGACAACCGCAGGGATAATGTGTTTCAGGCCAGCCTGTCTCGCAGGCTGGCTAGTGCCGAAAGGCGCAGCCGCAGGCTGACATCTCACCCGGAATGACTTTGCCAGAATGAGAGTGACGCTGCTGTAATTGCCCCTCTTCACCGCTGTTTTCTGCCCGCTGTCCCAGCCAGCGATCTAATGCGCGGCCGATGATTTGTCTGACGTCCGGTGACCAGCTGGTAAGATGCCAGGTCGGACTGCGGGCTTCCTCAGTGTCACCAAATCCTGCCACCGCCAGATGCGTACCCTGACCAAAATCGCGTACTGCCTGTATCGCACCAAACGCCAGCAGATCGTTTTCACAGAAAAGTGCCTGAATGCGCTCAGCGGCACGGGTCTTTTTCAGATACTGCATCATCGCCTGATAAGCGCCGTCACGGTCGTCAGCGGCAGCAGTGAGTTCTGCATCCAGCGTCATGCCCGCCGCCTGTAATGTGGTGCAGTAGCTCTGCTTCTGCGCCACGTCACCGGGCTGGCTCTGCAAAAAGCCAAACCGCTGATGCCCCTGTGCGAGCAGTAACGCTGCTGTCACTTCGCCCGCCCGCAGCGCATCCGCCTGCCATTCAGGTTCTGCGTCAATCTCCAGCACCGCCAGATTACAGGCACTGATGGCCTTGTTTCCGGGCAACAGCAGCAGACCCCGCAGCGCAAGGGGCGTCGCCTGCTGGATGAGAGCTGTCAGTGCCACGTCAGTTCCGGCATTCAGCAGCACCGTGATAACCCCGCGCGCATTGAGCTGGCGCGTGACCTCATCCAGTATTTTCTGTTGAGAGGGATTGCGCAGTTGGCTGGCGACAACGCCGATAATCGGGGGTAAAGCCGGTTCCATTAAGTCAGGAATAGACGGTGTACTCATTGGCGTTAACTTCTCTGAGACGGCAAACAATCATCCACTTTACGATAAGCCAGGGTGTTTCAACAGGTTACAGAGTTCGATGTGGGCCGCAAAAATGAGTGAAATCAGATGTAACTGAGTTTGCGGTGGCAGAGCAGCAGGCGTTAAGAAGTGGCGAGAGAAGGACCGGGCAGCAGGAATTGAACCCGCATCGTCAACCCATTAAGAGTTGCAGTAATACCTTTATACCATGCCCGAAAAGTTTGCCTGGAAAGCACACTGTGTAGACAAGGTTAGTGCTCCTTTCAGAACTGACAAGCGCAAGCGGCGTGTTTATTCAGCAATCGCTGCATAAACCCATAAACCAGGCGCGGGCACCTGCAGACATTGATTATTCCGCTAACCTTAAATGTCAGGCAGCCTGTCCCGCCCGGGACGTATGGCCAAACTTACACAGAGGTCAGGACTATGCCTTCAGGACAATTCTACGTGGTTGATCAACCCGAATTGAGCTTTACCGCCAACTATCGTCTGGATAAGGTCAATGATAAACCCTTTGCCTCGCGGATGGTTCTGGAGATTCAGAAGCAGTCGCAGCCAACAGATGCATTCGATGCTATCAGCATCGGGCATGAAGTAACCTTTGTTTCATCCAGTGGAGAGGCGCAAAGAATGGTGCTGGTAAGTGATACAGCCGATGAGCTGGTGTTCAGCTCCCGCGGCTGACGGCGGCTGATACCGCCAGTCGGATGTTTCGTCACCGTCGCGCCAGATAACAGACACAAAAAAACCGCCCTTGGGCGGTTACGACATTACTGCATATTACTTTGTTTTATTCTTTTTCTGCGGCAGAAATATGGTGCCCGGGGCGGGACTTGAACCCGCACAGCCTTACAGCCGAGGGATTTTAAATCAGGCGCTTTAACCATCAAAATCAATCAATTAAGCTGAATTTTCATAATATGGCCCCAAAATTCGCCTCAATGGATTCAATAAGTTAGCGAGGGTTATGGGGCAATATTATGAATAAAATTGTTCAAATTATCGGCCTGGATGGCTCGTGGACAGCAAGAATCTCCGCAGTCACTTTCCCCAGCACGATGATCCCTTCAAGCCCCTCTCCGTCGATCGTTTCGCCATCTGAAGTGATAATCCCTGTTCTGAACAATCTTCCCAGCTGAGAATAATCACCGAACTGGAATGCCACTTTGTCGCCCCTCTTGCCCTGAATCGTTCTGTCCACAATAGCGAAGCCGACCGGCGTTTCAATCATGAACATATGGGTTGGGTGAGGCATTAGGATTTTGTTCAGGTTGATGCGCGTTTCAACATAGTCCGATGCCGGTGATGGGAAGCCCATATCAGATTCCCCCGTTCGGGTTGAACTGCTTGTATGTCTTAGCCTCACCCTCCTGCGTCGATGCATCGCGGAACGTCACCGTATTGGCCTTAATCCATTGGTTCGCCTCACGCAAGCTGAAGTGCCAGTTTAGCTTCTCCAGCTGATGGACAAACTCCTGAGTCGTGACAATAACGCCCAGTGATGGGTCTCGCCTCATAGCGTTCATAAATGCATGTTTAATTTCATAGTCGCGCGGCATGCTAAATTCCCCCCCCTGAAAACACTGTATAGATAAACAGTAATATCGTTCGGTAGTTATGATCAAGGTGAGGCATTAGACATTTTTGTAAAGCAATTGACGCAAAAGGAATTTTTGTTGCAATAGCACAAAAAAAAAGCCCTTAACTCTAATTTGGATTTTCGTGCTGTCATTCACGAATCTACAGTGCTCTGTACTATCCTAATTTAGAGATTCTGGATGACGTTGCGCCATAAACAAATTATGATTACTCAAAAATGAGCAACTGATGTATGATTGATACTGTACATCCATACAGGCACTCCAGTAGCGATAGCTACTAGAGAAGATTTAACTCAACTTGAATTTACCAAAGGAGGCATGATATGGCTTACTCTGCTATTGCAGTGGCTAATGCCTTCATTGAAAGAGCCAAAGAAGGAAAAATCCCTGATTTGACTCCCATGAAGGTTCAAAAATTGCTCTTCTATACCCAGTCATGGTATGCACGCCTCTATGATGGTGAGCAACTCATTGACGATAGTTTTGCTCGATGGAAGTTCGGGCCGGTGATCACCTCTCTTTATCATGACCTGAAAGCTTATGGTTATCGTCCAGTTACTGAAAAAATTTCTCGGGCGGTTTTAGCTCCAGGTGGAAAAGGAGTTAGCTTAATCACTCCTGAAGTAGGTGCTGATGATAAAGTCGCAAACGCTATGATCGATAAGATTGTAGAAGTTTATGGTCGCTACACTGGCAATCAACTCTCTGCGATGACGCACGCTAAAGGGACCGCATGGTCTATGAGTCCGTCAGGCGTCGAGGGTGATGGCAGTGTAATTGATTTAAAAACGATGGCAGCGAACATTCATCCAGTCCCGGCAGCACCTCCAGCTGCATAAATAGGAATAATCAGTGAATGGACTCACCAAAGGATGACCGGCTAAACCAAATTTTACCGCCAGACTTGTCTGCTTTAGGCATACTCCCGACAGGGAGCGATACCGATGAGCCACCCGACACTGAGAATAAGCAAGCAACTGAACGCTTAGAGACTGGTGAAAAAACTAATATTCTCTTACAAGAGGATGTGGAAGACAGAAAGGCCGACCGAGCGTTACGAGAAAAATTTGGCGATAAGGCTTATAAAGTTGTACGGAAAACACTTTATGGCTGGTCAATCCTTCTTTTTTGCTACGGGTTTTGTAAGCTATTCGGACATGAAATTTTTCCAGATAACGTCATGATAGCAATTACCTCTGCTGTAACGCTTAATATTTTTGCAGCTTTTTTAGGTGTGATTAGAGGTCTTTTTCCTTCACAACGCTCTCCTAAAGCTTCAAAAGATTAACCCGGACACCGTGCCGGGTTTTTTGTGCCTGAAGCTCCCAGCGCCCACCCTTACCTCACCCACCCCGCAGACTGCTCAGACAGGAGCGGTATACCTCTGCCCCATCGCCGGGACTTTTTTATGCCTGCATTAACACGGATCTTGCTAATGCAGTTCAGGCATTTGTTGAATGATTGTTTTCTAATTATCACAATACAGGTACTATCACTCACGTCAGCTAATGCTGACAGATGGAATTGCCCCAATTGAAAGTTTTTACGCCCGTGTAACGCGGGTTTTTTTATGCCTGCAGTAGCACTGATAGTGCAATGCTATCTGCTGCATCGGGCCGCCGCTGTGACAGGTCGATTATCATTCTGGCGATTGCCTCCTGCGATACAGGTTCACTTCTGGCCACCAGCTGCCAGACAGCCTCACCCATAGCCCTGCATGCTGCGTCATAGGCCTGCGCCTCAAATTCCTGTTCCATAGTGCCTCCTGATTTGTAAGAGGCGTCATTTTAAATCCGTTGGCCTGAAAATACAGAGCCGTGGCTCAAGCATGCGAGGCGCGTTCCAAAAACTTTTTAGACACAAAAAACCCGGCATTAGCCGGGCTGGTGTTGGCATATCAAAAGTAGAACCAGAAGCTTTTATAAAATTTTACCACTAAAAATATTATTATTGTCCACGCTATCACACATCCAAAAAATATTAACGTCCACGCTGTTCTCCTCTTCATGATATTGGCTCTATCTAACAGCACTCAAAATAATCTCAGTTTTAATCTGGTCATAACTGTTTTAACCGATCAATAACGGATGATTGATCGGTCAAACAGATCGATTACCTCAACTATCTGAAAGTAAACGAATTATAAATACGATCCATATTAATTAAGCTACCGAAACATATGTTATGGTATGGTTCCGGACACATTTATTCGCATTGTTATATAAAGGTAAATGAAAGGTATTAAGATGGAACTTAATGAAGAAGAGACTGAGGTGATCGCATTTTTTCTTAGCACTCACTGGGCTGAATTTTTTGAAAGCAGTCAGGAGTTCATTTCTATCGTTGCCCTGCACCGACTGGCTGAAAAGTTTAAGCTCAGTGAAGATAGCCGTCAGATATGATTACTCCTCCGTTAAATCTCTAACTGTGAACACCCCGTTTACATAATTATATTTTCCCAGCGGATCGGCTGGAATGGCATCAGGGTCAACCTCATATAACGTTTGACCCTCCACCATCGTAAACAACTGAACCTGCATTGGAGAGCGTGCAACGGAACAAACCAGCCCGTTGGCATCTACCGCTACTGCACCCACCCAGCCCTGCCGGGTCTCATACCAGTCACGCCCCAGTTCGTCGCAGAAATACGCGGCCATATAAACGCCGTCATCATCCAGTGGCTCAGTTTTATAATTTTTGACGTTTTTGAACTCATTCATTATGCAATGTCTCCTGCCTGAACCCATCCGCTAGCATTGGTGTAGTAATATAATGCACGATAATAAAGGCCCGCTTTTCGTCCGTCTCCACCTTCATTAGTGTTCATGCCTGTCATAAAACACCCTGCCGGAGCCTCCCAATCTGCAATCCAATCACCTCCCACTTTATGCTGCCTGCCTCCGCGCGCAGTCGCTCTGACGCAGTTAGTACGGTCAGCATTCATATTATTTAACTGAGCGCTGATTGAATTATTTAAATTAGTGATCTGCGTATTCAGAGCAACGTTGAGGGCGTTATCCTGGGCTAAAACCCATTGGTTCAAATAGCCACCCCATACCGAGCCATACAGGTTAGCGTCAGGCGCAACAAATGCACCGCCTGCATACAGATACCCAGGTGCCCTGAAACTCCCGTCATTGCGAAACTGATACGATGTAACGCCGCCATAACCGTCAACCAGAACCTCAGCAAACGCATAATTGCTGACGACCTCAACCAGTCGAAAACATGCGGAGGCACCGTCTCCGAAATCCATGTCGCCACCACGGCCCCGGATTGTCGCGCGATACATAGGGGAGTAAATTCCCTGCCCGGCAGTGCCATCTTTGACGGTAGAGATAACCGTAATGCTGGCCTCATCATTCAGATAGCCACCACTCAGCGGATAAGCGCCGGTCTGCGCGGCGGTAGGCGGATGGCTCTCTGTGAATACTCTGCCTAAATCCGTATCATCGACGGTCATGTATAGCCCGTCGTTCCAGTCCACATAATAATGATGCTCGCCGGAGGAGTGTTTCCCGCCGTTCGCCTGTACTGCCAGCCAGTTACCCACATCTCCCAGACCAATATCTGATTTATCCAGAGACAGCGCGCCGGTTTTTTTATTAACACTGGTGACCGGGTACGGCGGTGGGTTGTTCTCGTAATAGAGTGCGCCCATTGGCGTGTCATCAACTTGCGCGAGAATCGCCTCACCTGACCAGCCCATATACGTTTTATTGTCCAGCATACCGGCAGCACCGCCCTGCTGGACGGCCTGAAAATTTCCGACTTTTTCCAGGGACAGATTTTTTTTAGCAGTGCCTTTATCTTTCAGGTCACTCAGATTTGCGTCCTGCCGTAAAAAAAGGCCGTCGCCCGTAGCCACCTGGAGTTCAATGTTGGCGGTTTCATTAACGGCTAAACGAAACTGCAGGTTGACGTTGATACCGCTGATTGGTTTTTCAATTGCAGCGCAATTCGCTACTGCATAGAGTTCTCCGGCATCTGTCAGCAACCCTACCTCGCGGATAGTGAATCCGCCCACATCAGCCGGGATAACGAGATGAGCTACCCACTGATTTGCCTGTTCTTTAGACACATCGAGATTCGAAATTGCCTGCCGGTAAACCTCCCGAACCAGGACCGTTCGTGTTGGGTCAGGAGTTACGGCCATGCCATTACCATCACCAATGACAAAATCTTTGATAATAACCGGCGTGCCGCTTGCTGACGACGCCGCCTCCAGCTCTTTCCCCCGGTTAGTGAGGATACTGTAATATTGCTCTGCCACGATTATTCTCCAGTCTGAATCACAGCGTCGATGTACGCAGTAACTGCACCGCCTGTGTAATAGTTTCCTGCTGCGCCAACGTCAGCGATCACATCAATGCTGCTGAGATAGCTGCGTAAATTTTTTGCCTTATCCACCTGACGCCGTATGCGGCTATACAGGCTGTCATCTATGCCCTGCAGGCTGTAGACCTCAATACGGAATGTGTAGGGCGCTCTGCGCGGGTTTTCCTGCCACCACTCAATAACGGTAGTGGGCAGGCTCACCGCCCCCAGCGCGCGCCTTACAGCACCAGCAGTTCCTCGATGCTGGTGTACATAGGCAGCATCGCGGCATACCTGACGCTTCTCTTCCTCCGTCCAGCTTTCGTCCCAGAAATCGACTGATAGCTCCCATGCCAGCCAGGGCAGCAGATGAAACGGGCAGTCATCCGGACTTTTAACTTTCCTGACCATGCCGGTATCAAGAGCGAGAATCTGTTCCCGGGATGCCTGCTCCAGCGCTCGCTCCTGATGAAGAGCGTTCTGTGGTAACAGCGAGCGAAACTTATCAGCCATTCCCTGCCCCTCTTATCGTGACGCTAATTGCCTGACACCAGGGCGCTGTCCCCATCTCAGCCTCAATATCAGCTGCAGGGCTGGTCAGTCTCACCCTGACCACGCCGGGCTGCTGCAGAGCGGCATATACTGCTGACAGAGGGATAACTGTTTTAATTCGGTGAGATAATGCTGCGTAACTCGTTGCAACACTGATCGCATTATCCAGCACCGTCTGCGCATCCGGCCCATCGGGGATTTCCAGCTCTGCCGTGATGCTGTAACGCTGGATAACTGCACTTTTAACGCTGACAAAATCAGTCAGCGGGCGAACTTCATCAGCACTCAGATTCGCTGCCGTTTTATCCAGAAGTAACTGAGGGGCTGTGCCATCACCCGTTCTCGACAGTACGTATACGTCCACCTCTCCCGGGCGGCCGTGATCCTCTGGCCCGTATGCATCCGCATCCAGCACATCAGCATCAGCCGACCGCGCATGAAAGCGATATGCGTTACGCGCTCCTGCAGTATTGAGCTGCGCCCATGACAACTGGATGCGCTCCCGGTAGGCGTCATCGTCCTCCAGCTCAGCATCTACAGGAGGAACGGCGTCAGGATCGGCGGGGATGATGACGTAGCGTTTAACATTGAAATTTGCCCCAATCTGATCGAGGTCCGTGCCTGTGGCGCTTGCCAGAAAAACGGCGCGCACGGCGTCATTGACGCGCTGAAATGCCAGGGTCAGCTGATAAGCATTTGCCTCCCCCTGCTTATAGGCCGGGTCTGACTCCACCAGCGCATCAAATTCCGGATCGAGTTCGCGCAGGCGTGCCAGCCAGCGGGAAAAAATATTTGACGCGTCAGGCACGACAATAGCGTCCGGAACCTCCAGCTCAGACAGATTGATAACATCAGAACTAATTGCCATTGATGGTTATGTCTCCGGTAGTTGTTACTGTGCCGCTTTCTTTATTGACCCCTTCAACATCCACAATGAACGTGGATTCGTCTTCGGGCAGCGAAACCACCACCCGCGTCACCTGTAGACGTGGCTCCCAGCGCACCAGTGCTTTTGCTGTGGCCGCAATAATTCTTAAGCGGGTCAAATCGTCACGCGGGGCATCCACCAAATCCGGCAGCTCACTGCCGTAATCCCGTATCAGTACCCGGCTACCTATCGGCGTGGTCAGGATGTCGCTTACCGACTGGCGCAGATGCGCCGAACCCGACAGACGTTTGCCCGTCCGGATGTTTACACCGTTCATGAGAGTTATCCGTTTGCGTAGAGGGGGATTAACCGAAATAGGCTGGGCCAGTTTTGTCTTTTTTGCCTTTCTTGCCTTTAGCTTTTATGTTTACCACAAGGTTATAGGTGAAACTCAGTCCCGATGATGTCAGAGAGAAAACCAGTGATTCAACCAGCCATGAACGATCCTCACGGGAGCCGAACCCGGACGTTGTAACGCGTGACTCTGCCGTCAGTGCGATGTGTCTGGGACGGCATGGGCCAGTGAGCGTCATTTTTTGTTCGTTACGCTGTGCCTGCGTTTTACGGGCCTTTGCCTGCTGGTCTGCAGTGGATTTTCCCGATTGGGTATAGGGGCTGGTTAATGCGGGACCATCGTGATCAACTGACGTGGTTTTTGTTCTGCCGTCAGCCTCATCAAAATAGCGCACGGTGATCTTCTCTTTTTTCTCCCCTGACCCGGTTGAGCTGCCTCGCTGACCTTCACTATAGGACCAGGTGGAAAGTTCATCGGGGGTAATGGTGATACTTCCCACCCCTTTACCGGCAGCAGTTTTCATCGCCCCCTGCACCAGAAACAGCCAGTATCCACCAGCAGGTTTACTGATGGCATTGTAGGTTCTCGCCAGCCGTGACATCAGATTGGCATCTGACTCTGCAACCTGGTCGATGTGATCGATGTGAATTTCTGCGAGTTCTGCGGCCACCTTCGGCTTCAGCCCGTTGTCTGCGGCCACAGTTTTGACAAGATCGGCCAGCCGGATATCATCCCAGCTGCGCGTTTTGTGGCTCAGTACATTGCCGGGATGTTTCTGTGCGTTCATCGGTGCCGCAGTAGCATAGATTTCAACGCGCCGGGGTGGCCCACTGCTGCCCACCCCTGAAACGACAAACCAACCCTTATCGACCAGCTGATCATTAAAGCCCAGCGCCACCCGCAGACGCGCGCCCTTAGATGGCAGCGGCAGCGTTGCAGAAATCAGCGTAATCTTCAGTTCGTCGGCTTTAGCCGTTGCGCCGCCATTATCAGTCAGGGTGAGTTCAGCCAGGCAACCCTGCAGAGCGCGGGTAATGTCCTTGCCCTCTGCGCTCACGCTGAATGCTGGCGCATACTCTGGATTTACAATCTGTTCAGTCATGTTAATCCCACAGGCTAATTGCAGAATCAGTAACCGGCGTGGTCAGGTCAGGGAGAGTGACGGCAACTCCTGCAGGCAGAATAGCCTCCCTGTCTGCCAGCCCCCGGTTTGCCTCCAGTACCGCTGAAACATTGGCAGACAAATTTGCAGTGCCATAGTGATCTGCGCAAATGGCATCCAGCACATCGCCATCACGGGTTTGATATATCGTCGGCATAATGTTTTAACGTCATCGTCCAGTTTTTATTACGGTGTCCGCCTCCCGGCAGGAACCGATCAGTGGTATCGCTGAATTGAGTTACCGCCCACCAGCCCAGCACATCGCCCTCACCACTTACCAGCAACTGGGGCTGAGCCAAATCAGCAAGGTCGTACAGGTCATTGACTGCATCGACACCGTTACGGAAAAACGCATGCGCCTCTCCATCGAGCCGCACCGTCCGTCCGGGTTTTCCTGTGTACTGCAACAGGCTCTGTTTACCTATTCTCTCCTGCTCACTCCAGTTCCAGTTGGCCTCGCGCGAAAGCGATTTATACGCAACGGTATCAATGGAGAATGCAAAATCGCCCAGCATCAACATGACGCGTGCAGCCTGACCGCCACGGATGGCAGACTGCTGCGCCTGCCCGGACGCCTCAATTAACGGGATAATTTCACTCACCAGATCGCACCTCCATCCAGCATGCTGTTATCACCTGTAAATGCCGGGTTGGTTTTGGTTATGGCCTCAACCTCATCAGCAATCCCCTGCTCGCTCTGTCCCTGCGCGCCGTTAATCTCAAAGTGGTATTCAAATTTGCGATTATCGGTCATCTGAAACTGTTTCTGTTGTATGTCAGCAGAATCAACGCGCTCACTGAGTTCACCCCAGTTTCTGCCTGAATGACCATCAGCCCAACGAGGATCGTTCATGACTACATCAGTCTTAAAATCAAACGGCTCGAATTTGAGATGAGGTAGAGGGGGGAAAAGAGCAGGAGCTGTTTCTTTATCTTTAATACTGGGAGCGGGTTTATCATTGCTGGTATCGGGTTTGTCACTGCTGGCATCAGAGATAAAGGCGTTCTTTTTCAGGGCAACCGTAAAATCAGGCAGGCTTTCCTTCTTCGCAGTCAGATAGGGATCGAGCGCCTTATCAAACGTCTCGTCGTCATCACTGAAAAAGCCACGGGTATCCGTATAGGATTTTTTAACCTGCTCCGGCAATTCCGGGTGCCGCTTCAGTTGCTGATCGAACCACTCCTCCTGACCGTTGCGTTTTGCCGTCATTCTGGCGATATCAACCGAGCCAGTCATCGCCAGCGATTTCAAAACATTTTTTTGATCACCCCTTTCGTCAGGTAACAGCCACGACAGTTTTTTAGCCAGGGCATAAATAATTTTTCCGACATACACTACCCCCTGACCAAATGTCATTACACCGGGGTACAGGTCATTGCGCAGGAAGTTCACGACCTTGTTGATGCCGCCGCCCTTGAACCACTCTGCTAAATCGCCAGTAAGCTCGCGAATAGCCGGTGATAGCTGGTTACCCAGCTGTCCTGAAATTTCAGCCCCCGCACTGAACAGGACGGTTTTGAGGTTTTCTACGGCTTTATTGCCTTCCACCGCGCCAGCAGCGCCCGCTTTGGTGACGAGGTTATAGCGGTGCTGCTCATCCATTAACTCCCGGTAGCTCCTGCCAGACTGTTTCACCAGCATCAGCAGCTTGCTGGCCTCGCCGCCAAATAGAGAATCCAGAGCAAACGAGGCTTTTGATTCGTCTTTCAGGCTCAGGGCGCGCTCAATAATTTTATTAAACTGCGCCATGTCGCTCAGGCCAGCCATGTCACCCGCTTTGAAACCCAGCGTATCAAATGCATCCTGCAGGGAACTCTGCTTGCCGTTCTGCTTATACTCCCCGGATTTGTGCAGGTACTCTTCAAACAGATCGCCAAAATTCTCGCCGGTCATATCGTACTGTTTTGCCAGCGAGTCCCACGCGTTGTAGGTCTCCACATCGACGCCATAGCTGCGTGCCACACCCGTCTGCCGTGCCGTTTCGGCATTGGTGGCCGCTGGCGCAATGAGCGAAGCCAGCGCGGTCGCAACCACGCCACCGCCGCCAATTCCCAGCCCCGGTGCTACCATGCCCCCGAGATGCCCACCGACGCTTAAGCCCCGCCTGAACAATCCGCCCGCTTTGCCCTTAAATGCCTGCATACGCTCGCCACGCTGAATCTGGCGGTTGAGTTTTTGCTGTTCAGCTTCGGTTTTTCGTATCTCGCGCGTCACTGAACTGTACTGGCGTTTCAAATCGCCGATGCTGCCTCCGGCCAGCTTCGCTTTTTTAATCTCCGAGGCGAGTTTTGTCTGGTCCTTAGTCAGACGCTCAGATTCTTTTCCCACCGCTTTCAGGTTCTTTTGCAGGTCTGTTGCTGAGCGTTTCCATGAACTGTCGATATTGCCGCCAAATGTGATGGTGGCTTTAAGATTTTGACTTATTCCGGCCACGGCTTATTGCCTCAATTTCATCAAACAGAAAATCGGAAAACGTGCTGAATGGCATATCCAGATAGTCCCCCATCGGAAAATGCAACCGCCTGCCCAGAAAGCGGATTGCCCGGATCAACTCTCCTTCGGTCGCTCTGCGGGCGGGAGCATAAAAACGTTGAAGGCGTCCGTCAGCTGCGCATAATCCGCTGCTGTCAGCAGCCAGATATCCTGTTCGCTGAGGTTACATAGCTGCGCAATCATCCGCGCCTCCTTCTCTTCTTCATTACCGCGATCTTTTGCATGTGCGATGCGGTCACGCACCAGAGGTTCGCGCATGTGAACAACGCTTAACTCCGCGCCACCCTCCAGCGTGACCGGGGTAAACAGTTTGATGTTTCGTGTTGAAGCGGGAAAACTCATAATTAGCTCCTTAAATAAAAAACGGCCCGGAGGCCGTTATGAGTGAAGGACTATGGGGGCAGATTACAGGCGAACTTTTGATGCCAGTCCGGCCAGTACGTCAACGCCGTTTACGCGCCGGGCAAACCGCTCTGTGTCGATTTCAAAAAGCTCTTTTCCGTCTTTTGTCTGTTTGTAGTAGCTGACCGCAATGTCAACCGTGGTGGCGTTTTCGGAAAGGGTGTCTTTGCCGCGCGCATCCGGCGTGACTGTGTGAACAAATCCCTCAATCTCCTCAATCGTTCCCAGCGCGGTGCCATTAGCCAGATAGCCCTGATACGCAGTGAATCGACGACGACTGCCACTGACGAAGCCAAATGCCGTCAGCATGTCGGTATCAATGCCGTAAAATTTAATCTGACAGGTCAGCGCCTCCATGCCGTCATCAACGGGTGTCGGTGCGTCCTGCGCACCGGTACGCAGATCGGTTTTGACGATTGCCAGTGTCGGTGGCGTAAACTCGTGTGCGCCCTGAATGCGCACCCCCTCCCGGAAAAACGTCCAGACGCGTAATGTGTTTTTATCACTCATGCCGCCAGCAGCTCCTCAATTGCGTAATTGTTGTTAACCCGGACGCGCAGGCTGATCAGTTCCGTTGGTGATTTCGGACCAAAATCGTAATTGATATAGAGTTCACCCGCCGCCAGCGTTTCCTCTGTATTCAGCTCCTCATCCAGCCAGGCGGTGCCGCCAAAGATGGCACCCAACTTCACTAACGAACGCATGTACGAATTAATCGTTCCGATAATGTCATCCGCGTTTTCACGATCCAGGGGGCGGTCCACATAGGGCAGCATGGCCTCCTGAATGCTGTCCTCGATGACGTCCGCCGTTCGCCGCACCGATTCAAAATGCCACTGCGGATCATCTGCGCACAGACGGTTTCCCCAGTGTTTAAATCCCGAACGACGCACGATGGTTGAGACGTTCTGCATATTCAGCAGATTGGCATCGCAGTTTCTGTCGCCGAGGATAAATTCATCAATCTGCTCAACCCCGAGGATATTGTTGATGTCCTGATTGGATTTGCTCCACCACCAGCCCTTTTCGAAATCAATGCGCGCACGCAGTCCGGCAGCAAAGGCGGAGTAAGGCCGGTAAACCAGCTGTCCATCGGCGTTGCTGACCTGAACGCGGGGGCGTAACAATTCAACGCGTGCGCCATAAGACTGGCGGCGCTGGACCACTTCCTGCAGTGTCGACCCTGATTTGCAGTCTACATATGCCACCGCACGCAGTTTTCCGGCGACAGTTTCAAGCCCCTTTCCGACCGCATCGTCTTCGCTGAATCCGGGGGCAATCACAATGCGCGGCTGATAGGAGTTCACCGATTTACTGGCGGAAAGTTTTTTGATGCCAGCCAGGACGGCAGCGCGCTGGTTTGTGGCGTCAGCATCCTCAGCGACACGAACAACCACCGTCAGCGCATTACGCTGGTCGTTGATTTCCGACAACGCCTGCGCCAGCGTTCCGGCATTACCGAGGCGTGACAACATCGTCGTGCCAACAATGGCCACCGGCGTATTGAGCGGAAACGGCTCATCCTCTCCGCCGCTCAGCTGAATACTGAAAGGAGTAACGATGCCGGTTCCGGTAGCCACGGCGGTCACTTTTGCATCTGCCAGCGGCTTCATAGCACTTGCTATCTGGGAGGCTGTAGCTGTGGTTACGCCCTTAGCATCACAGCCCAGCGTAATGCTGACTTTCAGGGCAGACGCATCCCACTTAACTTCAGTTGGAATCGCGGCGGGTTTGGCTGCATCCGGAACGGCTGCAACGGCCTCAACGGCGATCACGTTTCCCGCCCTGCCGGGTACTCTGGCCGTAAAATTAATCACATTATCCATAATGGGCGTGCCGGTAGTTGCACTGGCTGGCGTACCGGCGGATGCATCAGGTGCCGTTCCCACCAGCCCGATAATTGCCGTCTGAATCGTCGTCACTGCAACGGTCCCAGACGTTAACTCTATTGTTTCAACCCCATGTAAATCAGCCATCTGTTTTCTCCAGGCATAAAAAAACCTGCTGAAGCAGGTTACATTTTCTGATTAGGTTCTCCGGTCGTTCCGCCGCTGTCGCCGGGATGGTCGTGTCCGTTATGCACCTTCCGCATAGCCCCCATAGTGCCGGTGCCGTCACTGATATCCCCGGTTGCGCCGATGTCGCCGTTCACCTGCGTTTTCCCCTGCACCGTCAGGGTTTCGGTGATTTCAACAGGACCATCCAGCGTGCCTTTACCGACAATTTTGTATGATCCTCCTGCTGCGATTTTGATTGTCAGTGCATGGGCTTCCCGGTCATACCGGATTTCGGTGCCATCGCTATAACGGGTGATATGCTCGCTATCGCTCCCCTCTGGTACGGGCATTGCTCCCGTATTCCAGCCCGGAAACACCCGGCCATTATTCAGTTCCCCTGCCTCTGACAGCACGGTAACGGCATCACCCACGGCGAAAGGGTTTGAGTCGGAACGGTTAGCCCCCGAAAAACCCTGGCAAAGGGGCAGCCAGGTGGTGACGATATCCCCGAGATCGACGCGGCATTTTGGCTGCGTATCATGGCGGACTGAATGAATCACGCCACGGCGGATGAGATTAGCCAGCCGCCGCTGCAGGTCTCCACTGATATCACTCATCGGATTCTGACTCCCAGATCAGCCGATAGTCATCGACGTGCGCACGCCCGACATCAGGTGATTTACCCAGCCACACCTTACGCAACGGCACACCTGAAGGCGCAAACGGGTCAGCACCAAATGCGGCTGATTGGGTGTATGAAACCCGCCAGACCAGGTAATCATCCATGCGGGGATCAAACTCATCACGTTCAGCCGATATGAATTCAGCTGGCTCTATGTGGCTGATACCAAATTGCTGACCGTCAATCCACTGCGTGATATCTGCTGCTGCAGTTCGCAAAAAAATTTCAGGTTTACTGGCGCTGGCTCCCTCAGAATCCACCACGACAAACAGATCACAGCTGAGCGAGACCTGCAGCTGGCCTTCATTACCGCCACCCTGCTCCCAGCTGTTTATAGTGAAATACACTGCGGGCGTGGTTAATCCAGTGAATCGGGGAATGTTTTTTTCGGGATAGGCATCCGCATCCCGCACCCACGCTATTTTTTTCAGCGCCGAAATCACGGCGTCATGGTACTGCCCCATCATTAACGGTTCAGCCATTACAAACCTCACACAGAAATTCTGGCCTTAACACGGCCACGCAGATCACTCTCGAAATGGTGCATGAAAATCTCCATGACCTCCGCAAACGCGTTGTCCTCAACGTAGTTCAGCATCGGTTCATAGATATCAATTTCGGCATCACGGGTGCGGCGCGTTTCCGGGTCACGGATCACTATTGTGCGTCGGTTGTCACGGCGACCGCGTGCGACCTCCCCATTCTCAAACGTGCGGGCTGACAGCAGGTTTCCTTTAGGGGTAAATCCGACGGTACTGGCCCGACGCCGCGACTTGATAAACCGGCCCGTTTTTTTGTCGTGCCGGTTATGATGTGGCCGCACGCGCCCAGAGATTTTCCCTTTCAAGTCTTTCACCTTTACCGCGTTCAGACCAAACCACAGCCGGAAATTATCCAGCGTGGAATTAGAGGCTGGCTGAATACGAAACGACAGGAGGCGGCGGCGCACCATGTTCATGCTGCGCGGCGCAAGCCCATCTTTCAGATCGGCTAGAGCCCGTTTTCTCAGTGTTGCCCCTGTTCGCTGCAATGCCCGTGAATACGCGGCACGAAACTGTTTTTGTGTGGCTCCGATTTTTTCCGCTATCCGCCAGATAGCGGTGACGTCAATATCCACGGGTAAATCCCGCCTTAGCCGCGATTCACGTGCCATTTCACTTACTCCAGTTATTTATCTCAGGCTGGGGCTTTCCCGGCTCACCGAACGCCAGCGAAACGCGGGTGCGGCCCTGTTCATCGGTTCCCACATGAGTCACGCGGTAATTCACGCCATTCACCACCGCACCGTCACCCTTAGACAGACCGGAAATATCAGCCGTCATGGCGCTGAATGCCGGTGCGTAGTCCTGCAACTCACCGCCGCCCGGCACACTCACAGGTGAATCGGGCGATTCAAATATCACCACCACCGGGCGCGCCTCCCCCCCCATTAGCAGGGTGGCCGGGGATTCCTCAGCAAACGCCCGGTTAATCCGGGCATCCGCTTTTGCCAGCCGCGAACGGAAGCGGTTCATCAGAAGCCCAGCCGCACGGCAACAGACTCGTCACCGGCTTCAGCATCTGCCCAGGCTGTACCGGCAAGAGGATTGGGCGCTGAGGCTTCACCAGCTTCAGCTGTCACCTTGCCGCCTGCCAGATAAAGTTTCTGGCCCGTGAGAATGGCCTCTGCCGCTTTTGGCAGTACGAAAACACCAGCCGTATGAAGTACGCCCCCTAAACCCGCCAGAATATCGTCATGCGCTACGCCCACCAGCGCCCCCACAACTACTGCCTCGCCGGACTGAATTTCAGTTTCCCCGGTGTTCAGATAATCAATCGTTCTGCCGTCCTGCTGATAATTCGTTGCCATCGTTCCTCTCCAAAGAAAAAGGCGGCCTGTGCCGCCCAGATATAAGAAAGCCGCCCGGAGGCGGCTTATTTGTTGGTGACTTTAACCAGACCCCGATGATCCAGCGGTGCAACACCTGCATCGATTCTCACTTTGAACGCTGCACCATCAATGGTGAATCCCTGCTGCTGCTCAAGATACGGGGTATCAATACCGTCCAGATAGGCGACCTCAATAGTGTCGCGGCCCTGTGCCGCAGCCAGGTAGTAATCAGTAGCGCTGCTGTCATCCAGACGCGCCTCCGACATGACCTCCACAAAGTTCTGAATCGGGTTATTGATGCCGCTGTTAACATCAGCACCGGGAACGCTGGCAGATTTGATCAGCTGGTTAGCGCGAGACTCGATAGCGACGGGTGCCAGCATAAATGCAGGACGAATATTCAGGTTACGCTCACCTGATTTCTGCAGCTTCATTGCCTTGCGTGCCGTGTCCAGACCTTCAATGCTGAGACCGGCCTTAATCAGGTTGCCGTGGTCGGCATGGAACAGCGGCTTACCGTCTGACATTTTTGGATTGCTGGTCAGGACGGCCCAGACCAGATCACCTACGGTGGCTCGGGCTGCGCTTCCCATCGCCTGCGGAATCCCGGTCAGCATGGACAGATCATCATTGATAATGGCCTGACGGTCGATGCTGAACAGGTTGCCGTAGGTTGCCAGCGCAATCGGCTCGCCACGATCTTTGAGCGTGACATATTTATATTCTGCGCCCGGACGCACTTTGCTCAGTGTCGGGAACGTCTCAAGGCCGACGCGGTGCGCCGTTTTGAAATCAGTCAGAATCCCTTTGCGCGTCCATTTATCGAAAATTTCCTCGGCCTCATCCCAGCCCATCAGCGCCGCTTTGTTAGCCACGTCCATCAGGATGTTGCCAAAATCACTGTTGCTGTGGGTGAATGCCAGCCCCACCATTGCCATCGGGGTCTGATGACCGGCAATACCGATCCCGCGATCAACCAGAGAAGCGCGCGCCAGCTCACGCAGCGTATAGCCTGCATACGCATTGTCTTTTTCTGCTTCCGCATAGCCCACGCGGGACATGATTGCAGCGCGGACTGAATCGCCCACCAGATTGCCGTTACCCGCATGCAGATGAATGGCACCCGGACCGGCGAGCGGCGTTGTACCGGCAGCCAGCGCGGTAAGCAGTTTGCCGCGTGCAACTTCCGCTGAGCATGACATATCACTGATACATTCGGTGCGCAGAGAGGCAAAGGCAGGGAATGCCTCAAACACTGCGCTAACGGCATTAACGCGCTCAGCGTTCGCCGTCTGCATCTGCTGCTGCAACTGAACAGCCAGTGCGCCGATATCGATGTTGCCTGCCTGAACCGGCGCGGGCGGAGTAGCTGCCGCCTGCGGAGCAGGAATCTGCGACGCTGGCGTCTGAGCAGCTGGTTTTCCTTCTGCACGTGGCGTAAACAGTGATTGGAGTTGTTGAGGCATGTTGGTGTAGTCCTTCAGTTTGTTTTCATTCATACAGGCTGCTGCCTGCAGTTCAGGTTCCAGGGTATCGGCAAAACCTTTTTCAACGGCCTCTGCACCGCTCATCCAGGTTTCTGCTTTCAGCATTGCCTCAAGCTCTTCACGCCCCAGACCGGTTTTATTCATGTAGGCGTTGAGCATCAGCGCTTCATTGCGATCAAGAAAATCTGCGTAATCGCGCATCTCATCGGAGTCACCAGCAATACCGCCCCAGGGTTTATGGATCATGATCCAGGCGTTTTCCGGCATGTGTACAGTGGCACCCGGCAGGCAGACAATCATGGACGCCATACTGGCGGCCACGCCGTCTACCCAGATATCCATCGTGGCTTTAAGGCGTGACAGCGTGTTGTAAATGGCAAAGCCCTGCATCACATCACCACCGGGGCTGTGAATATGCAGGTCGATGGCGCTGGCCTCAAACACACCAGCCTCTCTGCACTCATTCACAAACTGCTGGGCTGTGATGCCCCAGCCGCCGATCACGTCATAGAGATAAATCTCTACCCGCCCGGCTGCCAGCGCACGAATCTCATACCAGCACTGACCGTTTGCCGCATCGACACCGGCCAGCGAGGCTTGAGGATTAATCAGTTTTTGAGTCATCTGACTCTTTTGATGTTGCATCTAACACCACTCCTTTATCGTTGGCGGCGTCGGAATCGAACACCAGCCCATGTTCCCGGTTGAATTCGGTTTCGCGCAGGCGCTGGCGCTTAACCTCCTGCGGATTTTTGCCACGCGCACGCGCCCACTCCGCCTCAGTACTGGCACCGCCACGCACGTTGGCTTTCCACGCCTGCGCCTCTTTAACCGGGTCAATCCACGGCATCACCGGCCCAAGATAAAGCGCGTTATAAAGAGATTTTCGGTCTACATCGGGAGGGATTTCGATACCGCTCAGGAGTGCCATTGCCAGCCATGCACGGTAAACGGGGCGGCTGTGCTGCCCCACAAACCACTGCTGGAGAACGTTGTACCCCTCAAAACTCTCCACCAGCTCCTGACGCTGTGAGCTGTATGTACCGTTGTAGTCGCGCGCAATGCTGGAATAGCTGCCGCGTGTACCGGCAGCAACTGCCCGCATCTGCCCGTTCCTGAACTCGTAGAGGTGAACGTTGGGGCGGTTTGATTCCACCATGCCCAGGTCTTCACCCGGCTTTAATTCGTCATAAATCATGCCGGGCGCGATGTTGTAGAACCGCTCCCCGCCAGGCTCCGAAAATTCACCGCTGTCATCCAGGGACTGCGCATCACCGCGCCGGATGTAGAACCCCAGCGCTGCCGCAATTCGGGCTGCGACCCGTTCCGATTCTTCGTAGTCTTTGATGTCCGACAGGCGAGTGATAACGCCATGTATCAGGCTGATTCCCCGCAGCTGATGCAGGCGTTTGCGCTGCGCCAGATGCAGCATGCTGTCTGCGGAAACAGTTTTGAATTCAGTGTTAAAGCCGGTAAATGAGGCCGGATGGTTTTTATAGACCTTGTAAGCAGTGGGTCGCCCCCATGCGTTAACGACGATGCCCTGCCTTATTTGCTGCCCTGTCGTGCTGTTCAGGGTGTAGGGAACGAAATCAGCCTCCAGCATTTCCAGCGAGAACGGCACTGATGTGGCGTGCTGTAACCCGGCTACATTGCCGCGCACCAGCTGAGTAAACACCTCACCGTCACGCAGTGCCGAGCGCAGCAGCAGCCGTTCTGCCTCGGGGCGGGTAAACATCCCGGTCACTTCCGGGCGCACTGACCATTCAGCCCATAATGCTGATAGCTGGCTGGCAAAATCGCCGTGCAGATTGCCATCAAGGTCGAGCGGCTGTGGTTCAACGTGGATGCCATGCGCTCCGATTACCCGGTCCTCCATTTTGTCGAACAGGCCGATAACCAGATCGTGGTTTTCATCCAGCCAGCGCGCCTGCTCACGCAGTGAGGTTCCCGCTGCAAATACAGCGGTATCCGCTGAACGGGATTCTCGCTTGCTTTTATGCAGCCGGGACGGGTGAGCGGCCTCATAAGCCTGCAGCCGGAGGCGGTTTTGCGCACGTGCAGCGGCCCACCCTGGCGAAATAACGCCGAGTGCTTTTTCAAAAAATCCCATATTGGTCCCTAATTAAACCTGGCGAGTTTGTACGAACCGCCGCGACCGCGTGCAGCGCGCCAGCGTTTTTCCCAGTAATCCAGCTCGGTGCGCAATGCCACCGGATCATGGTTGGTAATGGCCCGACCGTTAACGCCGGTAAATGAAACTGATTTTCCATCCAGCGAATCGGTGTATGCCTGACGCACCGTGAGGAGCATCTGGTAAATTTCACTTCTCGTCATTACAGCCATCCTCCGTTGCCAGACGATCCTGACCATCCATCTGCCGCGAGGCTATTTCGTGGCGCTGGTTTGGGAGCGTTTTGCTGTCTGGTTTTAGGTTTTGATTCAGTTTTCTGCAGAGGCTTATCGCCCGTCACGATACCGGGGTTGGCATCCTGTTCCCGCGCCCATGCTGGCGGGTTTTCCCAGTCGCGGATTTTTTCATACCCGCGCAGAACGGCTACGGCCTGCGCATAGCAGAACAGGTCAAACGCCTCGTTATTACCTTTGCCGGGTTTGCGCCATTTGCCATCAGCGCCGCGCTCCTCATAGGTCAGTTCGTCATAAAACCATTCGCCCAGCCAGTCAGGAAAATGGATATAGCCTGCGCCGGGCATTTCACGTGAGAGGTTGTTGCTCAGCTGGTCTTTGAGCGTATCGGTCTGAAGCAGATATACAGGGATTTCCCCCCGAACCTCAGCACGCCTGTCGGCCCTGCCGCTATTGTCCGGAAAAGTTTTTGTGATCGTTTTCTGGCGTTTTGTGCTGTCGCCCTTGATGAGATAAACGCGTCTGGCCAGTCCGTCCCGGCGACACTGCCGCCAGAATTTATACGCATTGCCGGTTACGCCTTCCTCGCCGCCGCTGTCCACCGCCATTGCCATCACCGTCATCCGCTGCTCCTCATTGCTCTGCAGGCGATAAGTTTTATCTAACACATCTGAGACCAGCAGTTGCCAGTCCTCCGGATAGGCATCAGGCCGAATTGGCAAAGCCTCTCCGTTTTCATCATGTCGCATTGAATAGCGGATGTTGTAGCGGTCTATCAGCCAGCGCTCCCCGTTTTCGCCGTACCCGATGATCTGCACCACAAACCGCCGCCGTTTGCCGCCCTGAACATCTACAGCTGCCAAAAGGAAACGCACTTTCGGCGGCACCAGCCGTTTGCCATAATCTTCAGCTCGTTTCATCAGGACATCTGACTGGCGTTGTTCGACTGATGCACGCGGCAGATACGGACGGCCCCAGTCGGTGTTAATAACCGCCCTGAGCGCCTCTTCACTCTGCGTTGCCTCGTACTCCTGCTCAGCCGTCAGTAATTTGTAAACCAGCTGCGCCCAGGTCTGATAAGCCGCAGCTGGTCCCTCCATCCAGAACGAAGCGATGCGAGAGCGGCGTGGTTCACCTGAACGCTTCCCGGCTCCATCAATTTTTTCACCCTCACGCAGCCAAACGCCGGATTTATTCAGCTCGCGTTTCAGGTCAGCCGTAATGACGTTGTTGCAATGAGGGCAGCAGATATGAGCGGCTTCACTGGCTTTAACCGGGTCGGCATCGTCCCGATAACCAGTCATCACCTCCATCTCTGGCTGGAAATATTCGTCACAGTGCGGGCATTGCCAGTACCAGCGTCGTCTGTCGCCGCGGTTATAGAGGGAAAGAGAGCCGGTTGTTGGTGGTGCTTCGTGAGGTGACTGACGACGCCATTTGGTGTTGGTTATCTCTCTGCCCGGTGAACCTTCCACCAGCGTCATACCTGCCGACATGAATGTCGTGGTACGTTTTGAGGCAAGAGAAAAGCCATCACCTTCACCGTCTATGTTTTCCGGAAACCTGTCATAGTCGGTCAGCGCAACGTATTTGAAATCAGATGACGACATGATGTTGATAGATGGCCAGCCTATTTTCAGGTAGTTACCAGCCAAAAATGTTTTGTCGTGAACGTTGTTATCATTGCGCAGCGGGCTGAGGCGTTTTGCCACTTCCGGGCTGACACGGAACGTGCGCGCCAAACGTTTTTTTGAATGCTCCCGCGCCTTCTCCTCTGTCATCTGAACGATCAGCATGTCGGATGGATCGCAAACCACGTTATAGACCACCCATCCATCTATCAGGCCGATTGTCTTACCCGTTCTTGCGGGACCAACAAAGACCACTGCGTCATACTCACGCGATGCCAGACAGTTCATTGGCTCAATGATATAGGGCGCTAAATCGGGGTCCCATTCGACTGAGTTCCCTACACCCACGGGGACGCGCATATATTTATGCACCGCCTCCGCTACCGGCAACCTGCGTGGCGCACGGATGATCGAGGCAGTATTTTTTCTTATCTCTGCCGCCGTGGCCTGATGCATGGTTACTCCTCGTCTGGCAGTTCCTCCTCTGGCGGTGCGTCAGCCATTTCAACCTGCAGGGCTATGTGATCGCGCAGGTCATCAATAACTTTTTGAACACGAACCACTGCTGCAGGCGTCATGGCGCAATCGCGCTCCAGTATGTCTGGCAAAGTTTCGAGCACCTGAACCACCGCTTTAGCCATTGATGAAAATTCCCGCACTACTTCTGATGCTGGGATCAATTCTCCGGTTTCCTGCTGAAACTTGAGCCGCTCGCGCTCCGACTGAAACCACGCTTTGCGATCAGGCGGCAGCATTTTATCGACGTTCACCAGCTCTTCAGATGTAGTGCGGCTAAGGAGTTCTTTGAGGATATCCACCACTGAAAACAGTTTTAATTTTGGGTTGCTTCCAGGTGCAGGCAGAACCCCGCTCAACTTGCTGGAGACCGTCTGTCGATGCATGTCGGTGAGCGCTGCCAGCTGATTGATATTGAGTCGGAGGTTTTTGAATTCTTTATCCATGATGATGAACAAATTTTAATCATTTCGACATCGTGAAAATTTTCACGACTGAAATATCAGAAGGTTAAGGGGATGATGATGATGTCGATAAAATGCAAAAAACTAGCCGTTTTCCGCGTGTCGCCGCCCCCTCGGTAAACGATTTCGCTGGGAGTACCTTTTCAAATGAGAATCATTTTCATTTTCCGGTGGCAGGATGCCGCTCCAGCAGTGGTGATAATCATTATCATTTGGTTAGCTTTTTGGGGTGTCGTATGACGATACGGAAATATATGAGCCAGCCAGCGTGGTTTTAAACCATACCTTGAGATCGGTAAATTTCAGCCACCGCCCCGGCCTGACTGTTTGCCCTACCTGAGACGCGTCTGGCGCATCCTGAGAAAGGCAGAACAATGCCGACCCAAACTCCACCTGAACATCATAGGTCTGGTCAGTATCGGCAACGAGCTGCCACTCATCGGTTAAATCCAGATTGATGGTTTTCACCTTTGCTCCTGATAATTATTTGGCTGTTATGATCAGCGTTGAGACCATGTCACGTAGCGTTACCGTTAGTGTGCAGGTTCCGCCGGTGAGGATACTGACAGCCGCCTGGCCTGCCGCAGACGTGGTTATGTGCTGTACCATGCTGGGATTTGATATCGTCCAGACCGCACCATCAGCACGCCCGCCCCTGACGCCTGTCGCACCGTCAACTATGAATGCGCCCAGGTATTGCCAGCCTTTGGGTGCGGTGGCGTTCAGCATCGTGTAATGCGTGGCGTCTACCTGAGTGACGTACCACAGCGATGCTGGGTTAGTGTTGCTGTCGTTCTGGATGAATATCGTGTCGGCTGGTGGTTTATTCTGACCACCAATAACGATAGCGCCAGGTACTGATAATCCCGGCATATTGGTGCCACCAATGACAGTGGCGTCTGGTATGACAATCATTTTGCGTAGCCTGCAGGCAGGATTTGTTAAATCTTCAACAATGGTTAGACCATCAGCCGATGTCTCTTACAGGAGACAAATGAGGTGTTGATATTAAGGCTCACAATAGAACAAGAAGTTTTCATTCAGAAACATCTATTGAGGAGTTTATATGCACAAGAGCTGGTTTTATTTAGCTATCGCCTACGCACCAACTATAAACAGCATTGTTAGTTTAATATGCTGGCACCTGAAGTAGTCATCATCAGGCACACTTTAAAAATGCGCCTTGTGATAATTATTCTTCGAAAGATTCAGCAGGTGAAATCTCACCCTCTTCAAACCACGCATCCACCGCTCGGCCATCAGCGGCACAATAGTGAATTAAATACTGATTGCAACAGTTGGCATATTCAGCGCGGCCCTTCACGTGGCCTTCTTCTCCACTCACAGTGACCTGAACAACCTGACCTAACTCATGTTTAAATCCCATGACACTTTCCTTTTGCTATGAAATAGCCGCTTGCGCGGACCTGTTAATTCTTTTGCTCAAAACAGTTTTTTTCCCACGTTTCGTTGTGGGTCAGAATTTGTCGCTGTGTTGGCGTGCTCATAACGTCAATATCATGGTCACTGACATAGATAGGGCGCACCCACTCACAGCCGGTATCAGTTACCCTCGCGCCGCCACCGTTCCCGCAGCCGCTCAGACACAGCAGCATCAGGCAGACTGTTAATATCCTGCTGAACATCGACAGCATTTTTCAGCACCTCAATATGTTTTTCTGATTCCTCAGCCTTAACAGATGCCCGCTCAGCTGCTGCTGTGGTTTCAGCTGCTTTTTTACCTCTGCTACGACCCAGACCGAATGCAGCCACTACCAGACCGGCAATGACGGCCAGCACAGTTAATACTGTTTGCATCAGATCAAACCTTTGTAGGCGTCATAGGTGCCGCTGCGCATTACCTCTGCATGACGTCGCGCGCGGTCAGGTGTCTGGCGCGCCCACAGGCTATTCAGCATTCCACCAGCTGCACCAGTAAAATCACCGCGTGCAATCATGCCCAGTGTGTTAATGAAACCAGCCAGACCAGCTACACCCATCTGATAGGCCATGCTGTAAAGCACGTCGCGGCGTGCGTCGTTGCACTGCGCGAGTGCGGCCACAATCGCAGGCTGTCGATTCATTGAGGCAGTTTTCGCGTCTACCAGGCATTGTTTCCAGACATCGCCAACACGACGCGGGACGGTAAACTGGTACTGGCTGATTGGTGCGTTTTGAGGGCCGATCCTTATACCACCGGCAACCGTTGGAAAATTGCGTGTGTCCCAATAGGGAGTCTCGCGATAACCCTCTTCAAAATTGAGGATTTCAATGATTCTACTCACCGGTTTTTCTCCGTGATGAATTTGAAATAATGCGCGCCACATTGCCGCGTGCTGCAAATACGGCTATGCACGCCAGCCCGTGCGCAATCACAATCGACCATCCGGTTGACTGGTAATAACCAAACAACCACAGCAACACAAAATTGCCGTAGGCCAGAATCAAAGCGGCAGCGATCCAGGAATATAGAGGTTTACGCGTTCTCCCCTGTTTGCTGAACAGCATCAGACGCAGAGAAATAGCCGCACTGAACGCGACTACTAATAATGTTTGCGGATCACAGTGGATGGTCATGATTTATCCCCCAGCCATTTTTTGACGAATGGCAATTTTGAGACGCCACCGTTTTTCAGCCAGAAATAACCCTGCACCGCAGCAGCTGAAATGATCACTGCTGCCAGTGCATCCAGAGGCTTTTCGCGGTAGTTGAGATAATCCTCTACTTTGTCCGCAACAAATCCGGCCCCAAATACGCCAGCTGCATAGCCAAACAGGAAATAACCAAATATCTGTCGTCGCGTCAGGTCGCTGGCGGTGACGATAAAACACATCGACCCGGCAAACGCTCCAAACGCGATTGAGTAATCTACAGAGGTGATAAAACCCACCAGCGCAGACGTGACAATGCCCCAGCCAGCTACTGTTGCCGTAGCGCCGGTGCTTAATGGCTCAGCCATTAGCGGTCCCTCTTAATGATTAATAAATTCTGATTTACTCGATTAGCTGATTCAGTTCGCTAACCGTCTGCCGGAATCGTTCCTCTTCCAGCTCAACGCCAATTGCAGAACGGCCCAGCTTTATTGCCGCCTTTATCGTTGACCCTGACCCCATGAAGAAATCAGCCACCACCTCACCCGGCCTGCTGCTGGCGTTAATAATCTGCTCCAGCATGTCAGCAGGTTTTTCGCATGGGTGTTTGCCGGGGTAAAACTGAACCGGCTTATGTGTCCATACGTCTGTATAGGGAACCGTTACCGTGACGCCGAAATATCTGCGCAGAGATTTGAACTCTTCCTGCAGCTCCAGATATTTACGGTTGAGTGAGTGGTACGTGTCCACCAGCTGGTGGTGCGGTGCAGTTAACGTTCCTGATTGATGGTGTGCAATGGCTATCTCAGTAAACAGCGCCTGCAATTTGAGGTAATCAGCTTCGCTGGGTAGCTGCCACTGACTGGTGCCGAACCAGTGCGAGACCATGTTCTTCTTACCGGTTGCCGCAACAATCTGGGCAGCGGTTACACTCAGCTCTGACTGGGCATTACGGAAATAATCAATCAGAGGTGTCAACACTTGCCGTTTTAACTCATCGCATTTCCGAGCATAGGCGTCTGGTTTGTACGGCCCCTGATAATGCTCTGCAAACAGTATGCGTTCAGTTGAGGGGAAGTATGATCTCAGACTTTCTTTGTGGCAGCCCTTCCAGCGTCCATCAGGCTTAGCCCAGATGATGTGGTTTAGAATGTTGAAACGCTCTCGTATCAAGATTTCGATATCTGACGCAAGCCGATGCCCGCTGAACAGATAGATGCTGCCATTAGGCCTCAGCACCCGCCAGAATTCCGCCAGGCAGCAATCCAGCCACCGTAAATAATCTTCATCCCCTTTCCACTGATTGTCCCACCCAAGCGGCTTTACTTTGAAATACGGCGGGTCGGTAACAATCAAGTCAACTGAATCGCATGGCATGGTTTTGAGCACGCTCAAACAATCGGCATTGAACAGTTCAATGACAGGCTTATTTATCCTTTTTTTCACTCAGAAATCACTCAGTCTTGAAGCCAGAATAAAACCGTTATCAGGCACTCGTACCCCTCATTACCTAGCCTTCGACGATAAGTTCAAAGTAACCTTTAACAGGCTTTAGAGACTCTTATGAGATTGGGGCTTTTGAGGTAAAAGAAGGATAATCATAAACATATAGAGATGCCTCCCAGTTGGCCAAGCCCGGGACGGTCAGGGACTCACCCTTGAGTATTACTGGGTAATAAGCAGCACTACGTTGAGGCCACTCTTATCACATTACATATCTTTTTGCGTACGCGTTAGATAAAAAAATGACAACATTAAAAAAAAGGTGTATCAAAAAGGAGTAATGAGGGAACGGCTAGCGTATACTGTATACTCATACAGTACTTGATAGGATTTATCGATGAATAAGATTGCGAGATTTTTACTGACTGCAAGTTCAATTGCACCAGTCGGGATCACTCTAATTTTTATTGGTTTTATTAAAGATAAGCCCTGGCTTGTATGGTCATCTCTTACTGTATGCATAGCGAGTTTTGTCTCTGTTGTTTTCTTTCTATGCTATGCAAACAATAACGTCACGCCCTTATATAAAAATATAAGCTCTATCTCACCAGCTAACAAAGAAGTAACTAACTATTTTTTAAGTTATTTATTCCCATTGTTAGGTACTGACTCGATAGCAGATAAGTGGCAATATGCTGTGTTTTTTTATGTTTCATTGATAATTTATGTAAGCTTTTCAGAAAACTACAATTTCAATCCACTGATATCTCTCTTAGGTTACAAATTTTACGAAGCTGAAGATGATACTGGTGTTGGTTTTGTTCTTATTTCTAAAAATGTCATTACAGATGTACAGGGAAAGGATTTTGAAGTAATTCAATTAACTGATTACACCTTCATCCAAGTAATAAGGAAATAACATGCCTCTTTTCGCAGTAATGAAAAAAACTTCGGCTGTGCGCATCTATCGTATTGACACTGACCAAAAAACTGACAAAAAAATCACTACTATTTTTAAACAGCAACTGACTGATTTTGAGAATGAATATTCTAAAATTTTACCTTTCGTTGCTGGCTACAATCCCGACTCTGATGAGTGCAGCATTATAACTAACTTTGTTGAAGCCGCACCTTTATTGGATGCTGTAAAACGGAGCACTGCTATACCTAAGTGGGATGACGGTATAGGGCTTGATGATGTCACAGCGCTGTTTATGGCTCCTGAGTACCCAGCCAATAAAGATAAAATAGCCATTCAGATATTTAGCAAAAAACAAATTTTAAAATCATCCAAATATTTATGGCTTAATAATAACGTATTCAGTATGTCTGACTTATTAGGTTTCAATATTGATGACAAGCTTGTAGCTATAATCGAAAGCCAATCTATTAAATTTCGAAGCTTTACAAGCTTGAGAAGTATTTTTGATATGAATCAATACTTTGCATTGGCCACAAAACAGGACATTGATAATTTCACTAAGCATACAGCTTTTGACGTTCCTCAAGGATTCGATATGAACCTAGTTGCGGATAATGTCATAAGAAAAAAAGTAGCGTTAATAAATAAAAGTAAAATACTCGACACTCAACCGGTTGATAAAATTGAAACAGCAGCTAACAATTTAAACTTCCCACTAGTAACATCAGGTGCTGGAAATGCTAAAAAAATCGTCATGCCTACTGATAAAAAACTTATTAAAGATCTTCTTGATTTTTTAGATGAAGATTATTTTAATTCAGAGTTAACGCAAGTAAGGTACCGTTCTAATTCGAAAAGAATTGCATAATAAAAAGGCCCTGAGGGCCTTTTTTTCGCAACTTAAATCCTTACATCTAACATTGACAAACAACCATCCACAAAACCTTCTGCTGTTTGTAAATCTTTCCTTACTTTACCGTCTGAACATTTTCTTTTTCTAGCAATGCAGCGTAGAGATAAGCCTATCACGTAATGAGCTATCAATAATTCATATTCTTCTGGCCTGCGTTTTTTTAAACGAGCTACACAACCATCAATAATCAAGGCGTCATCATCACAACATTGAATTCTCGAGCTTTTACCATAAGGAATTAAACCTTTAAAACCTGCGGCTATAGGTTGCCAGTCAACTCCACTACTTTCTGCCGCCGCCCATGCGCCCCAACTATCTAACATTCGTGACATGTCACGCATTATTATCTCCACACATTTAATTTTTTGAAGAACCTATAACACCAACTGCTATGGCGTAATCGAGGAAGCGAAACAGCAGCACTATCTGGCTACCATATTTTGCCTCAAACGCCCTGACATCCCTGTGCAACTCATCGTGATGCGCTCTGCAAAGCGGTATTACAAAGAGATCATGAGATTTTGTACCCATTCCCCCCTGTCCATGCCCAATGATGTGATGCGGGTCATCAGCCTGCTGATTGCAGCAGGCGCATGGCTGTGACTTCACCCAGCGCGTGTATTTGGTGCTCTCCCAACGGCGGCGCTTTGGCCTCAGCATGAAGGACTCAGGCGACTCTGGATCGGCATCCAGAGTGATAATCTTTTTAACCTCCTGCGCGACCTCCTGAATGATTTCGGTGGCCTGCCTCACTGGTGCGATCAGCGACTCTTTCAGCTCACCTTGTGGGATAGTGTCTTTTGGCATACGCAGAACGCGCCGTGCCGGTGCCTCTGGAATCAGGTCAACAACGTCATTCAGTGACGCCCACCAGCATAATTCTGGCAGTGTGAGCAGGTGGTCGCCGTGTAGCGCCATCTGGTTGCATGCCACTTTAATGATCCACAGCGCAGCGTTACGTTTCGCGATGACGTCCATACGGCCCGGCATGCCGTTTTTCATGAATTCAGTATCATGGCTGCAGCATAACGAGACCGGGCCACTCTCAGTCTCAGCCATCGTGAATTCGTGATAATGCCAAACGCCTGACTGCTCCCACTGACAGTAACCGAGCGACTGAACGTATGACGCCAGCGCATTTGGTCCACCAGCAGCCGTTATCACGCGCTCATGACTGAAAAACGCCGTCAGTGAGGGTTCATCCAGTAATGGCTGCGTGCTGTCATTCAGCAGCCCTGACGGTTTGTCTGACAGGTCGGTAGTGGGTGTGCTGATCACCACGCGGCCCTGAAAAAGTTTTTCCAGACCCGGACCAGGTTTAAACAGCACTATTCCTGTGCGTGGGGCATATTCTGGAGTGAGTAGCGCCCTCATGCCGCCCTCCCAATCAGTCGTTTGAGAGCGTGGTGCGTTGCAATGAGTGCGGCGGCCAGCGATACCAGAATTGCGCAGGCGTACCTGTAGGCAGGGCAACTGATTGCCAGCCAGCTCAGGCATCCACTCAGCACCCAGGCAATGACGCATATCAACAGCACTGCTATGAGGTCGTTTTTCACTGCGACTCTCCTATGTCCGGGATGGTCAGTTGACCCGCAACCTCGCGGACGGCCTGACGCAGCATGCGGTAATTGGACCAGCAATCCCGGTTTACCTGCTCCACCAGCTCAATGAACTCCTGAGCAGTGCATGGCTGACTCAGGCGTAAATCAGTTAGTGCGCCATGGAACCGCTGCAACTGCTCTGCCACCATCTCTGGATCATCATGCTGCTCCGACAACCACTCTTTGATTGCCTGTTCGTCCTGGTGCTGCTGGATGAGGCGCAGGGCTGATTGAATGGTGTCCTGTGGAACGACAACGTGCTCAGGGTGTTCTACGGAGTCTGCCGCCCAGGTGTGGGCATATTTGGACTCTGCGTAGGTGTATTGGGATTTCATTTTGAACGCTGCCTGAACGCAGGCCCAGACCTCGACGCCGCTCTGCTCCAGAATGTCCTGTTTTGTCAGCGGTAAATCATCACCCTCGTCGTTCGCTGACTCAGCTGGTGGTTGTTCACCGTCTGCCGTTGTAATGCCGTGATGCTCTCTGGCGGCCTGAATGATATCCATCACCTCAGCCACCTGCAGGTCAGTTTCAAACGTAAGAGTGATACATGCGCCCTCATCGCCCTGCACCGCTTGGCAGTTTTTGGCTAACAGTTCCACCAGCAGCCGGGACTGTTTCGCACTGAATTGTGCCAGGGCGGCGTTTCGGGTCAATTTTTTCTTGCCAGCGGCTTTGGCTTTCTCTAACTGTTCACCGGCAACGCGTCCAGCTGCGGGGCCATGTTTTTTGCTCAGCTCCACAGCCGTGGTGGCTGATACCTCGCCAGACGCCACCATGTTCAGGAGGGTTTCACCTGATGAGAGCAACTGCAGGTGGTTCTCAACGTCAGTGATCGACCGATGAAACCCATTGGCGATTTCAGCGAGGGTATAACCTGCGTTAACTGCCTTGTTGTAGTTTATTGCGCGCTGGATAGGCGTGATCTGCAACCCCTCACTACTGCCTGTCTGAGCTGCCAGCTTTTGGAGGACAGTGCCAACAAAGTCTTTGCACTCGATGCGGGCAACCTTATGGCCCCTCTCAGTAGCCAGGCATGCCCCCGTGTAACGATGCTGACCGTCGATGATGTGGATGCCGCGCTCTGTTACCTCGACGACCAGCGCAGGCAGGTCAACACCGGACATCCATAGCTCACACATTTTTTCAGCGTGCGCCATGTTCAGTGGGCGGCCCTGTTCGCCGTCTACGATGTACAGCTCCTCAAGCGGCACCATGAATGTTTTTTTCACCGTGGTGCCTGTGCCGTTGGCCTCTTTCTGTTTGTAATGCTGAGATAAAGTTGTCATTTTTTTAGTCCATTAATTTCCGTGAAACCCTTCTGGGATGGCGTAATCAACTGGTGAAACGTCTGTGACTGACCGCTGAACCGGACCGAGCCTGATGATCAGCTCATCCCATTTTTCGCGGAGTTTGGCCGGGCTGAGGATATTCCGGCACCAGAACGGGTCGCCTTGGACACGCCTGAACATTTTGCAAATTTGGTAGTGGGTACGCTGGTCCTGTGAGCACATCAGACGTACGTCGTTTGCCCACGCGGTCCAGTTCGGCTCTCGGGGGCGCGCCAGTTCGCCGTCTGTTTCTGCGGCTTTTTCGTAGAGGTGGATGATCTGCTCCCATATCCACTGCGCGCATTTCAAATCCTCATCGCTGCCCCACAGGTTTTTTTTGGGGCTGCTCACCACCACGTCTTGATGACCGGATAGAAAGTTATCCACAGGCAGAACGTCCGGGGGCGTAGCTCCAGGACATACAGGGTTTTTATCTAATGGTTCATGTTTTGAATTTACTGACGGATCGTCGCCAGATTCTGGCGGGTGAAAACCCGGATTTTTGCCAGATTCCGACGGGTCAAAATTTGAGGGGTCATAATTTGGTGCATCAGATTTTGACGCGTCAGATTTTGATGTGTCAGTTTTTGATGCATCAGATTTTGATGTGTCAGATTCTGACGCGTCAGAATCTGGCTGGTGAGCATAGGCAGCCTCTCGCAGTTTCCTGACGTTCAGCTGGTACATGTTCGAGGTGTTCCTGTTGCCTTTGCGCCGTGTGGTGCTGGTCAGCCAGCCATCGGCCTCTAATTTGCGTATCGAGGTGCGCACAGTGCTGGAGCCTGCGCCAATCTGACGGGCTATGGTGGCGATTGACGGCCAGCATATGCCCTCATCACTGGAGAAATCAGCCAGGCGCGCCATGATGGCCACGCTGGTGATTTTCATACCCGACGCCGCGCAACCGTCCCAGACGTATGCAGACAATTTCACGCTCATCCAACTCTCCTGAACTTCTGGCCCCAAAGATTTCGGGGCTGGACGCAGACGTGCGGATAGCCTGGACGCCTGAACAGCACCCGGTTATTCGTTACATCGACGCCTATGGTTTCAACAATCACACCGCGTGGATCGGCATAGCGCGCAACCCACGGCTGAATAATTTCGTTTGTCTGCTGGGGCATTTAGCCCCCTGATTTGCTTAATTTCTGAATATGGTCGCCCACAGCCCACTCGACGAAACTGTGGTTAACTGCGTGATGGCCATCAGGTAAATTGAGCGCATAACGGAATGGCTGCTGACTGCGCCCGCCAGTCATTGGCAGGCAGCGGAATTGCGGATAGATTCGGGATCTGTTTAAATTGTTCACGCGATTATTTCTCCACTCAAATTGATGTAGTCGCCGAAGGCGCTGGGCTGCAACCCGGCGCTTTCACTTTTCTGGAGTACAGAAAACTTTGTAAACCAGCGTTGTATGCTCCTGTAATTTCGTAATGGCACGGTGTAGTTCCTCGTCAATAACCTCGCGCTCGTGCGGTTCTACTACTCCATCCTCGATAGCTGCCCTGACCTGCTGTGAGTACCGGGTGATCTGCTCAATAGCCTCCAGCAGTCGCTGATTAATATCGCCGTAATCCACCAGCTCAATATCAGGCAACGGCACAAACACCCCTCCAGACACTTTCGCAACCGCGTTCGCTACGTCGTGATTGCCACTGGCGTGCTGTAACAGCATTGACCAGCCGAACGGGAATATCTGATCACCGCCTGAGCGCAACCGGTTATGAATTGCGTCCTCAGTTACATCCAGAATTTCAGCAGCTTCGCTATATCCACCATCCAGCCCTGCAATAGTTTTTCGGACTGCCTTCACCAGCCACGCAGGTTGCCTTTCAACTTTCCATTCCGGTTCGTTACCCACGCTTTGAAGCCTTCTGCAGTGGTTTGAATACAGGCGAAAGCTCTGGATAATCCCTCCAGTTAAAAGGCAGGGAACCTGCCGTAGCTGCCGCGATCAGTAATGCGTATTTCCAAGGGATTACATCGCCCCACAAACTTACCGTTGATTTTGATATGTTTAGAGCAGTAGCTGTCGCCACTGTCCCCCTGAAATGTTCTATCACTGTACTTTTACGCATAGCTCCTCCTTAAACCAATTCAGTTTAAACAACAAAACTAAAAAACGTCAATAATAAAAAACTTTCCAGTTTAAGAAACCAAACATATGATTGAATCAGTTAGTGACCGCATAAATAAGCGAATGCGAGATTTGAACCTGCGAAGTAAGGATTTAGTTTCAGCAACCGGCGTATCAAAGGGGACTGTTAGCCAATGGGTTAACGGTAACAACAACCCTTCTGCAACACATATTCCCAAACTAGCCAAAATTTTAAACGTCACGGAAAGTTGGTTAATAAATGGCGGAAGTCGTTCACAAAGAGATAAGCCAAGTGAGGTAGATCAAAGGCCACTACATAAAATCCCTCTAGTCTCGCTGGCGCAGGCCGGGGACTGGAGAAAACTCATGAACCTTGATAATGATTTTCCTAATTGGACTAATGTTACAGATGATGTGTCCCCCCATGCTTTTTCTGTAAAAATGGATAATGACTCCATGACTGGAGATGGTCCCATCAGCATTCCTGAAGGCTCCATAATTATTTTTGACCCAGATGTTAAACCGCAATCAGGCAAGATAGTTTTAGCAAGGGTTGGTGAATCAACAGTAATTAAGAAATTGGTTATTGATGGACCCAGTGCTTACTTAGTACCTATAAAACCCAGCTATAAAACGATTGAGCTGGAATCGCTTGATCATATTATTGCCACAGGTGTTTCCGTTCAGACCAAACTGCCCTAAATCCAAATCATAAACTCCCCTCAGCAAACCAAACGCCCGCTATATCGGGCCTTTTGTCCTCCCCTGCACTCTTAAGTTTTGCAATCAAAACCATTTCTGTTGACTTGAATGTTTTGATGAGTAAACTCAAATTTATCAGGTTAACGCAACCAGCGTTAATGAGTTCGGTAGTTGACACTCTAAAAATTATCACTTAGGAGAAAGGGCGGTGGAGAAAGATGTAGAAGCACTTTTAGAAAAGGTCTCACGCCTTGAACTGGCAGCCAGAAGGGGCTTGCATCTGAATGAAGAGGTCAAGCCTCACTTAATGCAAGGCCGCCTGATCTCTATTGAGCACTGCAATACAACGATCCAAAACTGTGATTTGTTTCGTAAGTGGGTTAGCGAGTTTTTTGGATCATGAGGATTGATTGTTGTTCAGTCATGCCATAGCCCTGAACAAATACCTCAATTTCCTCGTCCTTACTCTCATTTATGAATGTTTCACCAGCATGGCTGTGAAGATCACCGGATATGACATGCCCTTTCTCGACGTCATAGCCACCCATAAGCTCAGCGACCGTGAATTCCCCCATAGGGTCACGAATAACAATGTAACCAATGCGGTGCTCATGATGTACGACGACTCCGCGCATAACAGTTTCCTTCTGGATGTGTGAGAACAACCAGAATACCACCTCGCCTGATGTGGTTAAAAGCAGGCGCAATTTCAAATGTGGAGAAACGGCGGTGGGCTATTGCAGTAGCCCACCAGCCATAATCGAGGAACGGATTATGATCTTGGACATAGACGATCTGATTACTGAAATTTTCGACGAATACCCCCAACCACGCCTCATCTGTAACACTCCAGGCGATTACACGTCGCGGCTTGTTTCGCAGCTCAACCTGAAACGCACCGCACGCACCGGCATGTCTCTTGTACGCCGCCCTGTACGTTTCCGCCCTGCTCAGCAGGAGGCGCAACCATGAAGAAAGTTGCCCACTATCGTCGCAGCCACGGCCCTAATGCCGGGTTTAGCGAAAAACTAACCTGGCGGTTATCAAAAGGTCCAGCGACAGGCCGCGAGCTGGCCGAATGGATGGGGATAACCCTCCGGGAATTTAACCGGCTCATTCTCAACACAATGCGGCATGGCGGAAAAACGTTGCAAGTTGAGGCATCCAATCCGGTCTGCCTCGGTCGCAACTCAGTAGACCGTACCTATACGCTGGTCAGGAGTCCACGCAGGGTTGCTCCGCAGGCACTGCCACCAATGGTGATTAACCAGAGCAATGACCGTTCAGAGGAGGCTATCCAACGCCACCGCGCTGCAGCTAAACGACGTGCCCGACTGATTGCGAGCGGGATTTACATGGAATGTATGGGTTAAGGAGAAACGCTATGAGCATTAAACATATGGCAGCATTGCGTGATGAAGACGGCTTCTGGACACACCCAGACTATTTTGTGCCAGCGAACGGTAACGAGTATGCCGTTCCCGGCGAGTTCAGCGCGTGGCTGCGTCAGCACAACCTAGAATCGTTCACACTATCCCTCGAATCTGATGCTGCGGCATCTGAAGTTGCTGAAAATTATTTCGATGGTGAGCTTGGAGGTGACATCTCCTCATGGCAGCCATCTAAGCCCCAAGGTAAAGGCTGGTTCATCGGCTCCATTCACGATACCGAGGACGGCCCCTATTGCATCTGGCTGCGCCCTGTAATGTTAGGTGGCCATAAGTGAACGTCTCATGATTTTTAACCAAGACACGCTTCGCCAAGTCCGCGAAGACAGAAATTGTAAACATCGATAAGCCGTGCCCTGTCACGGCTCATCAGACCTGCTGCAGCGGGTTGTGTGGAGAGAACGAGATGTCTGATATTGATAACGCGATAATTTCTGATGCCGATATCGAAAAAATAACCGGCTATAAAATCCCGTCAAAACAGTGCCAATGCCTAAAAGAGGCGGGAATATTTTTTGTGGTCCGCCGTGATGGTCGCCCCAGAACAACCTGGACGCATTTCAATGATCCTATATCATCGCGAAAAACTCCGGAGGCCAATCAGCCTGAACCCAATTTTGGAGCATTGGATTAATGGCTCGCGTTCGCAAAAACGCTGCTGACGCTTGGATGCCGCCCCGCGTTTATCGCGGCAGGTCAGCCTATGAGTTCCATCCAAAAAACGGGGGCGCTATCCGCCTATGTGCGCTGGATGCTGCGCAGTCATCGGTATGGGCTGCATATGAAGCGCTGAACAATGAGGTGCCTGACGACAAACTGCTCGCGTCACTGGCTGAGCGTTTTTTCAAATCTGCTGATTTTTTCGAACTGGCGCGCGAAACACAGCGTGATTACCTTAAATATTCAAAAAATGTTTTGGCTGTTTTTGGTGCCATGCCCTCTGATGCAATTCGACCTGAGCATGTAAGAAAGTATATGGATAAGCGCGGATTAAAAAGCCGGGTGCAAGCCAACCGGGAAAAGGCGTTTATGTCCCGCATGTACCGCTGGGCCTATGAGCGTGGCATGGTCAAAGGTAATCCAACCAAGGGAGTTAAGAAGTTTAAAGAGGTGTCGAGGGATCGGTATGTAACCGATGCTGAGTACCAGGCTCTCTATTCGTGTGCGCCAGTTGTGGTGAAGGTGGCTATGGAACTGGCATACCTCACCTGCTCGCGTCAGGGTGACATTCTCGCAATGAAAAAGAGTCAGATCATGGATGAGGGCATACTGATTAAACAGAGTAAAACCAGTGTTGCTCAGATCAAGGCGTGGTCGCCAAGGTTTGCAGCAGCTATCAAAATGGCATCGGAATTGCCCCTCAAACCAGGGATGAGCAGTATTTTCATCATCCACCAGCCTAATGGCTCTGGCTACACGCGGGACGGGTTTAACAGTCGCTGGAGTGCTGCGCGTGAGGCGGCAAAGCTTAAATTCCCTGAGCTTCTTTTTGATTTCACATTTCATGATTTGAAGGCCAAGGGCGTGTCTGATCTGGAGGGGGATTTATACGAGAAAAGAGCCATTACGGGCCATAAAAACGTGGAACAGACTGCAGCATATGACAGGAAAATAGTGGTTGTCCCTGTCGTTGGCGGACAGACACAAGGCAAATAACATAATGGAACAGTTTACAGGCTCGCATAAGCGCCCTGAAGGAAATTATTTATTTAGTTCAAAGACTTATTGAATAAACTCTTTAAGTAAAATTAAGATGTTTAATGTTTTGAGTTCGATACAAATTTATCAACTAATGCTCAAGTTAAGTCGAAGTGTTCGTGTTTACGTATCAGCAAACATATTTTTCTGGCATAATTTCAATGAGTTTTAGTTCAAATGGTAGGGGTTAATAAAGTCGTTTCCGGCTATTGCAGAGCAATATGTAACGCCTGAATTAACATTGAAGTAAGTGCGTATTCTTCCGATAACCCTCTTAGAGTTACCTTAAGATTACCAACACCAATTCATGAGTTTTCCTAAAGCACACGTAGCGAATCTTCTTAATTTTCTATAGCTTAATGTATGCATGGAGCGCATGGTTTATGATGTCAAGAAGGAGGAGTAGATATGGCAGATGACAACACTGTTACGTTTGAGGATGCAGTTGAGTTCATGGGCACATTTGGGGACAAAACTCATTCATGTCCGTTTTGCGACTCAACCAAATGGATGCTTTCTGCTGATACCGAGCGTGACAGTACGGATGATGACGAGAAGACCATGACTCTTTTCGTGCCTTTTGGCACATCTGGAGAGTTGCCATCTATAATATCTAAAGGTGGCGTCAGTGTCATGGCGATGGAGTGCAGATCTTGTGGCTATCTATTCCTTTTCAGTAGAGAGAGGATTGCCGAACGCCTTAAAAAATTCCGTGCAGGTTCTGGAGAAACCTCAGAAGGTAAAGCCTGATGAACCAGGATTACCTGCCTCTGCACCCGGATAACAATGAGACAAAACTTCCAACACTAATGTTTGCGGTTGAAGCAGACGGTAAAGTGCAAAGAGTTATTGCAGAACCTACAATGTATGCACAAAGCAGCTTTCCTAGAGGAGCTCTATATGTTGAAAGCAGCTTTCATAAAGAGGCAGTTGCTTCGCAACATGATGAAATACCAAAGCAGGAAGAAAACATGACTGCAACAGGTTTGATTGGCAAGATCGAGTTCAGAGTGACAATGGGTTTGGCACTCTTAACTGTAGTCGGAGTGGCGGTAACTGCTGCTTGGTCAATTTCGAACTCAATTTCAGACAAGAACACAGCTTTGAGACAGGAGTTAAGCCAAACAATGCTTACCTCCAAACAAGAGCTATCACTTCGGGTCGATAGAGTCGAAGATAAAATTGATAATGGGTTTAAAGAAACATCTAACCAACTTACTGATTTGAAAGTACTATTAGCCACTCAAAAAAACGACAAAACTGAAAAATAAATCAATAATTTTTATTTTTCAAATGAGATTTTAAATATAAAAAGCAGCATTTAAATGCTGCTTTTTCGCTTTCCACGCAATAATGTTAAGCTCTGATTGATACCCCATCTCTACAACTCACACACTTATCCAAACTTTGCGATCAGTAACACCCGGTGGTCGCGTCCTGCTAAAAAGATGATTTGCAGCCTCTCCCTGCCAGCAAGTAGAGATACACCCTCAATCAATACGTCAGCACAGTGACGAACTGCGCATCCGCAGCTAAGCACAGAGCCACATAATAGCGAGTAAACACGCATAGAGCGGCTGGCTTGCAGGCACGATTCCTTAAACATAACTTCCAACCGCAAGCCTTTTCTGATATTTCATCAAAAATTTTGCCCTAGAGATACCTCTGACTCCTCTAATCCAGCACTGATTCAGCGAGCAGTTTTTGCACCAGCGCTCTCATCTTTGGTGAACTAAGTAGCCTAACTCTTGTTGCTCCAATACCGTCAAACTTCATGCGTCAGAGGCAAAAAGTAGCGTCTAAGATAACATCCATACTGACAAAATCTTCCGCAAAAAACTCTGCTACGGTCTCACCTAGAGTGTAATGCCCTGTCATTAGGTAAGCGATCGTTCATATGGATGTCATAACGTTGATGATAAAGACATTAGTAACAACACAGTGCATCAATCAACGGTAAGCGGGCCGGAAAGAAAGTTAGAAGGAATTATTATGAAAGGATATTAGGAAACGGAATTCAGGCACAAAAAAACCGCCTCTGAAGGGCGGTCATACGACACTGCTTATCATTGATTTTATTGGTAAAGCGATATGGTGCCCGGGGCGGGACTTGAACCCGCACAGCCTTACAGCCGAGGGATTTTAAATCCCTTGTGTCTACCGATTTCACCACCCGGGCAGGGTGTAACTGGAGGCGCGTCCCGGAGTCGAACCGAGGTACACGGATTTGCAATCCGCTGCATAGCCACTCTGCCAACGCGCCTTAAACTGATGTGCCGTCAGGCTAACCTGACCTGCGAATCTGGAGCGGGAAACGAGACTCGAACTCGCGACCCCGACCTTGGCAAGGTCGTGCTCTACCAACTGAGCTATTCCCGCAATTTTCAGCAATTTCGTCGAACCTGCTGATTTTATTTATCTTCTGGCATCCTGGCTGCCGTTCGATGCGTTGCATTCTACTTAGATGACGCAATGAGTCAATAAAATTATCCTCACTGCGTGTCCGTTTGCTGCTTTTTAAATCGTATCGATCACGGTTCGAGCAGATCGCCGCGCGCAGCGCTTAAATACTGGAACATAGACCAGAAAGTCAGCACTGCAGCAATGTATAACGCGACTACGCCAACCGCCACAACGGTAGCATCAGGACGCCACAGCAAGGCAAACAGGGAGAACATCTGAGCGGTGGTTTTCACTTTACCAATCCAGGAAACCGACACGCTGCTGCGTTTGCCAATCTCCGCCATCCATTCACGCAGCGCAGAGATAATGATCTCGCGGGCAATCATGGTGGCTGCAGGCAGCGTAATCCACCAGGCGTGGAAATATTCCGCCACCAGCACCAGCGCAATCGCCACCATCACTTTATCCGCTACCGGATCGAGAAACGCACCAAAGCGCGTTGTCTGCTTCCAGCGGCGTGCCAGAAAGCCATCAAACCAGTCGGTGATGGCAGCAAAAACGAAAATCAGTGCGGTAGCCAGCGGCGCCCAGGTGAACGGCAGATAGAAAGCCAGCACAAAGAACGGGATGAGCACGACTCGAAACAGGGTGAGACACGTCGGGATGTTTAATTGCAT